CTGTAGGAAGTCGGCAAAAAACACAAGGCAACAAGAATGGCGTAAGTTTTTCTAAATCTGAAGTAGAACGCCTTAGAGGTTTGAAACCATATAATATGTCTGAAGAAGACTGGTTAAAACAAGTTGCTAAACAAAAGCAAAAAATATCTCAAAGGGAGGCAAGATAATGTCAGAAGAAGAAAAAGTTGATGCCACAAGACACACCCGTGAATCCGAGTCACACGATAAAGAAGCTCGCAGAAAACCATGGAGGCCAGTAAGAAAACTTGAGGCTCCCCCACCCCCAGAAGGTTATGAATACCGCTGGATAAGGGAGTCGTATCTTGGTCAAGAAGATGTCAATAATGTAGGTTATAGACTTCGAGAGGGCTGGGAGCTTGTTCAAGGTTCGGAATTGCCAAGTGATTGGCAACTTCCTAGTCATGGCAAGGACAAAGGAAGACTTGCTGGCGTTGTTCATAACGAGGGACTTCTCTTAGCAAAAATGCCCATAGAAACTGTTGAAGAAAGGCGAGCTTACTATGCTGAAAAGAATAGAAAAGCCAATGAAGCATTAGATAATACAATTTTTAATGATTCTGCCAAAGACAGTCGCTATGTTAAGTATGATTCTAAGAGGGAATCTCAGGTCACTTTTGGAAAAAAGTGATTTTAACGAAACAGGAAATTAATTATGGCAAATAAAGATGCCCCTTTTGGGTGTAGACCTGTTCGTATGATGGGCGGTGAACCCTATTCTGGAGGTCAATCCAGATATAGGATAGCAAGTGGAGCTACTACTCCAATATACCAAGGCGACTTAGTTACACAACTAACAGCTGGTGTATTAGGTAGACATGCTGCTACTGGCACTGTTCCAATCGTGGGTGTGTTCAATGGTTGTTCATATACAGACCCCACTTCAGGCGAACAAGTTTTCAAAAATTATTATCCGGGCAGTATCTCTGCCTCAGATATAATTGCTTCTGTTGTTGATAATCCAAATGTTGTTTTTGAAATTCAAGGTAACGCTGCTTGTCCAGTAGCTGACTTGTTTGGAAATTTTGACATTGTGGATGGTTCTCCTGTAGGCGATACTAAGTCTGGGAGGTCTAATACTGAAATAGCAATAAGCACTGGTGCTACCACTGCTACACTGCCATTAAAGGCTTTAGACATTTCTCAGGATCCTGATAACTCGGATGTTTCATCCACCAACACCAATGTCTATGTTGTGATTCAGAATCACATCGCTGGACAGAAAGGTGCTGGACTAGCATAAGGTAGGTAAATAATGGCAATTTCAAGAGCACAATTAGCTGCCGAACTAGAACCGGGTTTAAATGCACTTTTTGGTATGGAGTACGACCAATACGACCAAGAATACGCTGATATTTTCTCAATCGAAGACTCTTCAAAGGCTTTCGAGGAAGAAGTATTAATTGTTGGTTTTGGTTCTGCACCTGATAAATCAGAAGGTCAAGGCGTAGTCTATGACAACGCTACTGAAAGTTACACTGCAAGATATACCCACGATACAGTGGCGTTAGCTTTTGCACTAACTGAAGAAGCAGTTGAAGATAATTTATATGACTCGCTAGGAAAAAGGTATACAAAAGCACTTGCACGATCAATGGCTAACTCCAAAGAAGTGAAAGGTGCTAATGTTCTCAATAACGCATTTAGTTCAAGTTATACTGGAGGAGATGGTGTTTCATTAGTAAACACAGCTCACCCATTAGCTGGTGGAGGCACTGCTGCAAACAGAGCTACTACTATGGCTGACTTAAACGAAACTTCATTAGAAGATGCGTTGATTGATATTGCAACATTCACAGACGATAGAGGTCTAACAATCTCTGTTAATGCTTCAAAACTTGTGGTTCCACCGAACCTAGTTTTTATAGCTGACAGAATTTTGAACAGTCCTCAAAGATCTGGAACTGCGGATAACGATATTAATGCTATCAAAAACACTGGGGTATTACCCGGTGGTTATGGTGTTAATCATTATCTGTCAGATACAGATGCTTGGTTTGTACTGACTTCAGTAACAGACACAGGTGAAGGTCTTAAAATGTTCCAAAGAACGCCTATGGAAACCAATATGGAACCTGATTTCTCAACTGGTAATATCAGATACAAAGCTAGAGAACGATATAGCTTTGGCTGGTCTAACTGGAGAGGAATTTATGGTTCTCAAGGAGCTTAATTGAACGACTGGCAATAGCGTTTATCCCTCAACTATTGCTAAACAAACTAAAGGGGTGTTGTCTCGACACCCCTTTTTTTATATTCTTCAAAACCACCCACAGAATCAACCCCTACAACAAATATCTGGTTAGTTTGATACATCAGCCTACCTAAACCCAAAAATTGCCCCACAGGGCTAAATTTTGCCTTAGAAGGCCATTTTTATACATTTGCTCTCTGGGAATCAGGTTTTCTGCATTATTAACAAACTTTAAATAAATATGTATAAATACTTGTAAAAAGTTACAAAATCCCTATAATATAGATGTGATGATTAATAAAAAGGAGGAAAAATGAAAATTCATGAAGCATTCAAGCAAAGGGATGAAGAGGATAAAAAAGAAGTAGCAGAAGGCTATAGGGGTATAAAAATCAAAATTGAAAGATCTGGAGAATTTGGTTCAAAAAAAGAATATATAGTAGATGGCAAAGAGACTAAAACATGGAAAAGGTTTACATCTCTTTCCCATGCTAAAAACTTTATTGATTCTCGACTTGAGGCAAAAAAGAAACACTATTACCAACTAGAAGCAGTAAATTGTCTTTATGCTTTATATAGGTATAACTGGATTCCAGAACATGGAACTTGGAATAGAAAGTATGTAGTTAATCTTTCTAAAGACCACGAAGAAGCCATAAAAAAAGCTAAGACAAAAGTAGAACAACTTAATGCCAATACTGATTATCCCATAGACCTAAAGGTTTCATCTTCTATAGAGCTGGAAGAATTTGCTTATGGAAAGCTAGAAGCAGACAGAAAAAAAAGAGAACAGTTTGCTAAAGATTATCCAGAGTTAATTGAGCTTTTTGATATTTATGATGAATGGCATAACAGGTATGCTGATTTGGTAGATAAATATTCTTATGAAGTAGAAGATGAATACACAGGTGCTATACAAAACTTTAGTGGAAAATCACTGGTTGATAAAAGGAAAGTTAAGCCAGAGGACAGAAATGAATGTAATTTGGTTTTAGCACACAGAAATGCCTTGTTTTATTTAATAGCTGAATTTTGTGACCAATATTATGGTAACAAATACAAAGAAGGAAAAAGTCTTTCAGATAAACAAATAGAGGCTTTAATAAAGTTTAATAAATCTTATAAAAAAAATTCCAAGAAGAACCTCAAAAGGCAAGAAGAGTTAGATAAAGAAAGAGCAAAAGCAAAAGATGTTCCTTTAACTGATGAAAGAATAGAGTTTGTTGGTGAAATAATAAAAGTCAAATGGCAAAAAGTTAAGAGCTTTAATCCTTACAACGATTATTCTCTTGCAGAAAAAATGGTATTCAAATCAGATGATGGTTATGTGTTGTGGGGAACATTCCCACAAACTGCATGGAAGTTTATAGACCCCACTTGGCATGAACAAGAAAAAGCAAAAGGCAAAAGAATAAGTTTCTTTGCAACAGTTCAAAGAAGCAAAGACGATTCTAAATTTGGCTTCTACAAAAGACCTACTAAAGTAAAAGTAGAATAAAAAATAAAACTATACAAAGCTAGTTTTATGATATAGTCATAATTGACATAATGAATGGTAAACCACATGGTGTGGTTTGCTGGCAATCAATATAGGAGGCTGTTTATTATGACTACACATTTCACTTCTGGAGTAACCAATGTTTCAAGCACTGGTTCTCTAGGTAAAATAAAACAACTGGATCCAACTAAGTATCATGTTTTTCATGATGATTTTGATAAATATACTGCTGGTGATTGGGTAATTACAACAACAGAAGCTGGAACATCTGCTGCTACTGAGGCCTTGGGGTCTGGTGATGGTGGTTTATTAGTTGTCACCAATGACGATGCTGATAATGATGCTGATTTCTTTCAATGGGCTGGTGGCTCTGGAGGAGCAATCGAGTCATTTAAGTATGAAACTGGTAAGCAGTTATTCTTTAAATCTCGTTTTAAAACATCAGATGCCGATGCTTCAGATGTCGTAATGGGCTTGCAAATTACTGATACTTCGCCTTTAGATGTATCAGATGGTATCTTTTTCTTACTAACTGATGGTGATGAAACACCACAATTTATTGTTGAGAAAAATGGCACTCAATCAACTTTGAGTCTACCAAATGATATGTCAGATGATACTTTCATGACTTTGGGCTTTGTTTACAATCCAAATGACCAAAAATTTCATATTTATCAGAATAATGTTCATGCTGGTACTGTAGTGAGTTCCAATGCTCCAGATGATGAAGAATTAACAGTCTCTTTTGGAATCCAAAATGGAGCAGCTGCTTCTAAGGTTTTAACTGTAGATTACATCACAGTTGGTAAAGAAAGAACTGCTGTAACTGAACTGTAGGAGGTCAACATGGCTGATGCAGTAACTTCGCAAACAATACAAGATGGCGAGAGAGTCGCTGTTATGAGATTCACTAATGTCAGTGATGGCACTGGTGAAGCTGCGGTGAAAAAGGTTGATGTTTCTGCTTTAAACAGTAACTCAGCTGGCACTGCTTGTAGTTCGGTTGATATAGCTAGAGTTTGGTGGGCAACTGTTGGTATGAGTGTCAAAATTGATTTTGATGCTACTGCCAATGTGTTAGCCATCAATCTTCCAGCTGATTCAACTGGTGATGAATACTATGACGATTTCACAGCTATTCCTAACAACGCTGCTTCTGGTGGTTTTACAGGAGATCTTGACTTTACAACTTTAGGCCATGACAGTGGTGATACCTATATGATAATTTTAAAATTGATTAAAAAATATGGGTAATTAATATGAGTATGAAAAGATTATTTAAAAAATTTATAGCTGAACTGGATGCAGCTAAACGCTTACCACAAAGATCTCAAAGAAGTGGATTGGGTAGTTTAGGAGATAGAATAAGAGACTATAAAGGTTTGGGGATGGGCAGAAGATTTCCACAAATGCCCATGCGACAACCAACAATGCAACCTATGGTTCCGTTTCCACAAGAAAGAGCCACAGTAGTTCGTAGAGGTCCAGAATTTCAAGATAGACCACTTGATATTGGTTTTGGATGGGAACGCCCTTTTTTGCCTGTTGAACCAATGCCAATGCCATCCTTACCTCCTGAAGAAATAACTCAGCAAAGAATAGACCAAGTATCACAATTTGAGCAAGAACCCATGATGGGAGCTCGATATGGGGATATTGGTGGCTATGCTTTTGGAGGTTCTGCAACGAATTTACCTGAAGACATTAATTTGAGAGAAGATTTAGCTGAAGCGATGAGAAGGGTAGCTATGGAGAAAGCTAGTAATATCCCTTCCAGACAAAAACCATTAAATGTAGCTTTTGGTGGTTCTGTAACAAATTTACCTGATTACACCACAAGAACTTCAAGATACCCTTCGGTGGATTGGGAAACAATACGCCCAGAAGGAGGACATCCTTTGCGTTTTGCTGATGCTAGATTTGATCCACAAAGAATAGGTTATGCTGATACTGGAATGAGATCAGATAGTGACAGACCTTATGCTTTACCCGGTGGTTATGCTGGTGGAGGAATAGCTGACTTAATTAGTTATTATGGGAGGTAGCTAATGCCGACTGTAGGAAGAAAAAAATTCGCTTATACAAAAGCTGGTAAAAAAAAGGCAAGAGCTTATGCCAAAAAGACTGGCAGAAAAGTTAGGAGAAAATAAAACATGGCTACATCAGGTAGTAAAAACTTTGAACCAGATGTAGGTGAGTTTATTGAAGAGGCCTTTGAACGCTGTGGTATTGAGTTACGCACAGGTTATGATTTAAAAACAGCCAGAAGAAGTCTTAACCTTATGTTAGCAGAATGGGCTAACAGGGGCTTAAACCAATGGACTATTGCACAGAAAACTGTTGCTATGGTCAAAGACACGACTGCATACAATATTGATTCTACTAATGCAACAGCTCCGATTGATGTATTGGATGCTTTTATTAGAGAGACTGTTAGTGGTGAAGTAACAGATTTACCTATGGCCAGAGTTGGTAGGTCACAATATGCTGGCTTGAGTAATAAATCCACTACAGGCAAACCCTCTCAGTTTTACATAGATAAGCAACTAACTCCTACAGTTACTGTTTATCCAGCACCAGACAAATCAAGCACTTACACTTTATATATGAATGTATTAACCAGAATGGATGATGCTGATGCTGGAGCCAATACTTTGGATATGCCTTATCGGTTTTATCCATGTTTAGCAGCTGGTTTAGCTTATTACATATCATTAAAAAAAGCTCCAGAAAGAACTGGTATGTTAAAACAGTTATATGAAGAAGAGTTTTTAAGGGCTATGTCACAAGATGAAGAAAGAGCATCTTTCCATATTAGCCCAGATTTAAGAGGATATAATTCAGCATAATGTCAAACTTTGCTAGTGGTAAATACGCTTATGGAATCTGTGACATAACAGGTTTTCGTTATCGTTTACAAGATATGAAAAAGACATGGGATGGGCTTTTAGTGGGTCCTGACCAGTGGAGCCCCAAACACCCTCAATTAGAACCTAGAAAAGCTCCAGATGACCCACAGGCTTTACAAAATGCAAGACCTGATACCTTTGATGAT